GTATGTGCAACTGGTCAAGGTGGTCGTCGCGGCTATGACCGGGGAGGACGAGGACGTTGTTGACGCCCGATTTCAGCAGGCGGGCTCCCAATGAGGATGTGTGGTATGACCTGGAGCATGACCGGGTGCTGATCGAGCAGAGCATCGCTAAGCAATACGGAGTGTTGCCGTCCGATCAGGACAGCCTTTCTTTTGCAGACTGGTCTAAGCTAGTTGGCGGGCTGATGGAGGACACGCCCCTGGGACGCGTGGTGTCCATACGGTCCGAATCCGATCCGGATGTGATCCGGCGGTTTACCCCGGACCAGAAACGGATCCGGTCGGAGTGGGCGCGGCACCGAAATACGGCCAAGGCCCGTGACCAGATGGCTCTGCAGCGGGCGCTGGCGACGTTGTGCGGAAAGGAGGTTAGCGGGGCATGAGCATGTCAGTAGGAGCGGTATCCCTTGACCTTGAGATCCAAAACACCATTGTCAAGCAGCTCCGTGCCGCGGCGAAGAGCGGCGAGCAGGCGGCCGGCTCCGCCTTTTCCCGCGTCGGGCAGAATGTGGCCGATGCCATCAAGAGGCCCATGGACGAAGTAGACCGGCGGATCGGGGAATCGGTCGGCAAGGTCAAAAGCTGGACGGAGATGACCGCTGAAGAGTTGGCGAGGCTCAACCCGGAGTTCCGTGCACCGGTCGTCAAAAAATCGGCGCTTGCCAGCCAGATGACGGCAGACCCATACGGGGCTGAAAATCGCCCGCAGCCGGCAAAAATCGGCGATATGTTCACGGTCGCCGTCGACAGGGTGGAGCTGCTCAGGCAAAAGCTGGACATCGTCAATGCACAGCTGGGGGAGCAGGAGGCCAAGCTGAAAGCCCTGACCGCCCAGTATAACGAGACCGCTAATTCCAAAGGGGCCGACAGTGGCGCGGCCAGGGAGATCGACTCCCAGATCACCGCCGTACAGGCTAGAATGGTATCCCTGCAGCAATCCGTCAATCAGACGGAGGCGGCGATCCGCAAGGCGTCGTCCGGCAGCTCCGGGCAAATCCAGGCGGATGCCAACCGGTCTTCGGGAGCTGTGGGCAAGGCCATGACGTCCGTTCGGAAAAAGGTGAGCGACGCCTTCAAGGGCGCCGGGAAATCCGCAGGCAGACACCTGAAGGACATCGGCAGACGGGTCAACGGGCTGTCCAGAAGCGTTAAAAGCGCCTTTAAGTCCGCTTTTCTCATGGCGGGGCTGTATGCGGCCTTCCGTGGAATCAAGTCCCTGATCGGGGACGCCGTGGGCCAAAACAAGGAGTTTGCGGCGTCACTCAACCTCATCAAGGCCAATTTGCTGACGGCGTTTACTCCGATCGTCCAGGCCGTACAGCCTGCCCTCAACGCCCTGGCCTCCGGCTTTGCGGCTGTATCCCAGCGTATCGCGGCGGCGACGGCCGGTCTTTTTGGGCAGACATACGCCCAGGCTGCTGCATCCGCCAAAAAGATGCAAGCGGCAACCAAAGAAGCTAAAAAAACGGCCGGCGCACTGGCTGGATTCGACGAGCTTAACATTCTCGGCGGCTCCGGGAAAGAGGATGCGGGTGTAGACCTCGATGCGCTGGACGGTGCGTCGTATGGCGACGCAAAAGATTTTGGTAAAACCGTATCGGACATGCTGACGAAACTGGCCGCCGGTATTGGCCCAGCCATAGCGGCAATCCTAACCAAGCTCAAGGAGGCCGCCCCCGGTTTTGCCAAGGGGGCCGTGGCAGTCATCAAAGCGTTTGCCAGCGGTATACGGGATCACCTTCCGGAAATTATCCAATCCGGCACCGGCATACTATCTGCCCTGCTTGACGGGCTGAAAAAGGCGGTGCCCGATATTGGCGCAGCGGTGACAGACATCCTTACAACCCTGATCACCTGGTTTTTGACCTACAGTCCGCAGCTGATTGCCACCGGCGTGGCCATCCTGGCCAACGTTATAACCGGTATGTCGGAGCGGATGCCCGATATCATCCCCGTAGCGCAGCAGGCCATTATGACGATGATGCAGGGTCTCAGAGACAATCTCCCCGTGATACTGCAGTCAGGCATCACGATCCTGCTGGAGCTGATTAACGGCATATCCGCCACGCTCCCGAGCCTCATCCCAATGGCCGTGGAGTGCGTTCTCACACTGGTGCAAGGGCTGGCAAACAATGTGCCCATGCTGGTGGACTCGGCCATCCTGCTGATCGAATCTCTGGCTCAGGGCATCATCAATGCTCTGCCGATTATCATAGAAATGGCTCCGAACATCATCCGGTCCCTTATAGAGGGAACGGTAAACGCTATCCCAAAACTGCTGGACTGTGCCATCAACGTGGTCGGCGGGCTTGTGGGATACTTGGTTAACAATCTCGGAGAGATTTTTGAGTGCGCTCTTGATCTCATCATGGCCCTTGCCGAAGGACTCATCAAAGCAATACCAGAACTCGTGTTAGCCCTGCCCAAGGTTGTGAAAGCCATCGTGGACGGGATTATCAATACGGATTGGCTAAAGGTCGGTAAAGATATCATTTCCGGGATCGGAAACGGGCTTGTTGAAGGTGTCAAGAACATCGGTGGCGCCATCAAGGAAGCCGGAGGAAAGCTGCTGGACGGGTTCAAGGGCCTCTTTGGCATCCATTCTCCGTCTAAAGTTTTTGCTGACGTCATCGGCGCGAATATGGCGCTCGGTATAGGTGAAGGGTTTGCCGATGAGATGGGCACCGTCGAGAAGATGATGGGCAAAACGGTGCCGGATCTGACCGCGGCGGTACAGATGCCAGCGCTGGAACAGGTCAGGCGGGGCTCGGCCACAGAAACAGGATCCTATTCTATGGCGTCCGTTTCTGCCGGTGAGGATGACGGTCTGATGCCAGGAATGCTCGAGGCGCTGCTGGAGATCGTTTCACTTTTGCGGAACGGCATGACACTAGAAGTGGAAGGATCCAGCGCAGCGCGGGCCCTCCACCCGTTTTTGCAGGCAGAGGATCGTCGGTCCGGACGAACGATCGTAAAGGTGGTTTGATAATGTGGCCAAAAATATGGTGACCGTAAACGGGACTTGGATCATAAACCCAGCCGGCGTCGATGTGGTGTATAGCGTCCTGGATAAATATGCGGAACGTGACATGAATGGAATACTTCATCGGGAAATTGCGGCCAAAAAGATCAAATACACCCTATCCTGGCCATACATGCCGGATAACGATGAGTTCATCTCCATGTGGAACCTGTTTGCGTCTCTGCCTGAATTTGCAAACTTTACCGTTCCGAATCCCGATGGGACATCTCATACGTTTCAAGGGTACATCGGAGACATGAGTGTGACCATGCTATCCTATTGGGATATGGGGCAAGGGTGTCAGTCGCGCTGGAAAAGCTTTAAAGTGTCGGTTATTGAGAGGTGATATCCATGCCTACGGGCGCGCGTATATCGTTCGGCGTCTATGATGAGACGGCCAAGGACGAAGCATCGTATTACGCGGCAAGCGGCAGTGCTCAGAGCTGGGTGGATTACAGCGAGATCAAGGACGGCCTGAGCCCTGACGAGAACCCGGACGAGTTCGGGCGGTATATATCGGGGGAACCTGGTGTATACCGCCTGGACGGGTCGTCCCGGCTGTTCCCGGGCACGCCGGCGGGCTGCCACCTGGGGTATTGGTCTGCATCCATGTCCGGGTCAAACAGGCTGTATCCAACGTCCCCTATGCTGTCCTGTGGATTTGCGTCGCTCCATACCTCTATTGGGATCACCATCCACTTCGACGGCACCACCCACCTATCCGCATTTACGGTGCGGTGGTTATATAACGGGAGCGTCAAAGCCTCCGTGGATGTGTCAAAAAACACCCTGCAAACCGTGTTCGTGGAAAACCATGTCGAGGGCTTCAACGGCCTACAGGTTATAGCTACCCTCACGGATGAGCCGTATAGGTATGTCAAAATACAAGAAATCGATTTCGGACAGAAGATTGTGTATGACGGGGAGACGCTGGTGTCGGCATCGGTGATCGAGGAAGCCGACCTGTCAGGCGGGTCGGTCCCGGCCAACTCCCTGCGCTTTACGGTGCTCGACCCGGATCATCGGTTAAACCCGGTCAACCCGGACGGGATCTACAACTATCTGAAAAAAGGGATGCCCCTGACGGTGGAGTTTTTGCGGGACGGCACAGCCTATCCGGGCGGGGTGTATTACCTCGACACCTGGGAGGGTACCAACACCGGCACGGCCAAGCTGACGGCAGAGGACGTGATCGGGCTAAAGGCGGATGAAAGCTACGCTTCGGCGTTTTATGCCGAGGGGGACGGCTTTACTATGGGCCAGCTATTGGCCGATGTCCTCACCGTCTGCGGGATACCCGGGTCAGCCGATCCCGCTATCGCGGCCGGGGTGTGCCAGGGGTATATCCCGGAGACAGAGGCCCGTGAGTCCATATCCCACATCTGCGTAGCCGGCGGCGGGTTCGCCCGGACGGGGCGGGACGGCTCCCTTCTCGTTTCGGCCCTGCCGGAAGCTGATCCGGCGGTCACGTTGGGGGAGGGCGACATCTTAGGCGAGCCCACGATCACCAAAACGGACGCGGTAACCGGTGTCTTTATCGAGGTGTATCGGTATGTGGTCGGGCCAGACACTATATACGATGCCCCTCTTGTTCAGCCCGGACCGACACGTGAATACTACAAATACACCTTCGACTGGCTAGGACACAACATCTCATGCAGCGTAGAACCCGAGTTTAACCGTCCCTGCAACTCAATCATGGGACGGATCGGGTACAACTTTGTCACCTTCGAGGCATGGGCAGAAGAGGATCCGGGTCCAACTCATGTCATCACACAGGGAGATTTGGTAACGGAATCAAGCTGCCAGAAGGGGACACAGCCGGTATCCGGCGGGCGGGCGGTACAGGTATCCGGTATCCGGCTGATATCCAACACCAATTCCGAGGCCGTCATGGCGAGGCTCAAAGGGTATTATGCCAAGGCTCTCAAGGTCAAGCTCCGCACCCCTTGGGTCCCCGGCATGGATTGCGGGACGCGGATATCCGTCCCCACGCGGTTCGGGCCGGTGGTAGGGAATATCCGGCGCATGGACATTGACCTGACCGGCGGCTTGCTCGCCAATGTGGAGGTGGTCGCCTGATGTGGATGACACCGAAAACCGACTGGACGGCACAGGATTTCCTTGACCTGGAAGTGGATTTCAGCCGCATCGAGGGGAATATCCACGAACTCCTATTGACCGTCCAGGCTTACGGCTACCCTTTGACGCTGGACGAAAAAACCGCCTGGACAAAACAGGATTTTTTGACAGCGGCGGACTATAACCGGATTGTGGGGAATATCGCCTCACTGGAAGGTATCCTGATCGTCCCGCCCGGGCTGCCCGCACTGTCCACAAAAGCGGACAAGGCGGTGCTCGGCTATACCGACATGAACACGCTGGAAATCCACATTGCCATGCTCAAGAATGTCGCGGACGGGACGACGCAATCGTATATCAAATCCGGTACAGCACAAAGCGGCGCCCGGCCGCTGCTGCCGGTATAAAGGAGGATATGCATGATCTCAGAATTTGTAGACCGACAGGCCGCGAACGCCGACCTGTACGAGCTTGAGGACGTTTTGACCGGCGAAAAACGGCAGTACCGCATTGTCAGCAAGGCCACCGTGACCGTGCCGGGGACAGACCTTAACAAAGCCACCCTTGACCCGATATTAGAGGCTATCCTTTCCACATCAGGAATCGCGGATTCGGGTGGATCGGCGTCTACCGGGTATTGGGTTAAATATGACGACGGGACGATGATTTGTTACAAACGGGCGACCATTATGCCGAATGCGCAGACGGCGATGGGGGACTTTTATCGCAGCGATTATATTTCGCTTGGAAATTTTCCGGCCGCGTTTACAACTCTTGTGTATATAAAACCGGCGATATGGAACTCTAACGCATCGTCAGTATATATGTGGTGTACGGATGTGTACGGGCCGAGCACTACATCTGCTGGCAGTGTGGCTGCCATAACGAATTCCAAATTTAGCGGTTTGGTGGAAGTTATGTACACAGCAATCGGGCGTTGGAAATAAAGGAGGGAGACCATGACCATACACACCCGATATATGAAGGAAAACGATTGCTACAAAGTGGCGAGGCAAAACCAGCTAAAGGGGATCATGGTCCACTCGACGGGGTGTGCGTATGTGCCCGCCTCGGGGTGGTACAGCCGGTGGAACAAGCCGGGGATCGAGAAATGCGTCCATGCCTTTGTCGACGACAAGGAGGTATGGGTCTATCTTCCCTATGAGATGGGGGCGTGGCACAGCGGGACGGGAGGGGCCAACCCCGCCAACATCGACCATATTGCCTTTGAAATGGTCGAGCCGGGGCCCGGTGCGTCGTCCCCGTCTTACGATCCCGCCCGGTATGAGGCGTATACCAAGGCGTGTATCGCCAATGCCGTGGAGTATTGCGCGATGCTCTGCCGGCAGTTCGGGTTCACGGCGGCGGACATCACCAGCCACTATGAGGGATACAAAAAGGGGATCGCCTCCAACCACAGCGATCCTAAGCACTGGTTTGATAAGCACGGGTACAACATGGATAGGTTCCGCCGCGAGGTGGACCGAAGGCTGAAAGGGGTAATTGAGATTATGGGAGACGTTATCTATGTGGATGGGCTGATCGACTATATCAAAAACAACAGCATTAAACTGGACGAGGGCGGCGTGGAGCCCGCGCCCCCGGCCGAGGCCCCGGAGGTGACATACCAGGCATACGCAGCCGGAAAATGGTGGTCGGAGATCACCGGCTGCCACGATGAGGACACCAGCGGATATGCCGGGGTATTGGGCAAGGCTCTATCCGGCCTGTACGCCAGGTCCAGCCGTGGGGTGATCCGGCTGCGCGTCCACCAGATCGACGGGGACCGGTGGTTAAATTGGCAAACCAACGGGGAGGATTATGCGGGAAATCTCGGTAAAGACATCGATCTGATCCAGGCGGAGCTGATCGACTGTCCCGGATATGCCGTGGAATACCGGGCGTCCAACCCCGGCCGGGACTATTGGTCCTGGATCCGCAATTGCGACAACCCCACCCCCACCCTGCAATA